CACTATTACCAGTAATAGTTTCATGTGTTAATATACATTGATTTGCATCTAATATACTACATTTTATACAATTATTAGTAGCTGTTAAATATTCATTATAAACAGCTTCATTAATAATATTATATGCTAATAGTTTAAGTAAAGTAGAAGAATAATCTTTATCTTTTTTACCACAATCATTACACTCTTCACATGGACATCCACATAATAAATCATTAATACTTTCAACAAATGATTGTAAAAATTGTTTATATATTGATACATTAATATAATCATTAACAGATTGTTTATCTGTAATAAATATTTTATATAGATTATCTTTATTTGGAAGAGTAATTGTTAATTCATAATTAGTAGATTGTTCTGGAATTAGAACTTCCCATTGATTTGAACCACAAAATGTTTGAGTAAAAACAGTTACATATATATCATTAACTCCAGTCTTTGTAATAGTAAATGTATTGTTATTTCTTATTATTGTATATCCCATTATTTTGCTTGATTAAAGTTTATTTTTTGTAGTTTAATTTCATAGTCTGATGCTTGAATTTCACCAGTAACTATTAGTACAGCAATATCAACTATCTCTCTATGAGTATGTTCTGGTAATATACAGTCTTGATGTCCAGTTAAAATGATACCTGATGGTAATTTATAAGTACCAGTTCTGAAATCTTCTGCATTATGAATATATGGTGCTTTCTTTATATAACTCATACAAAATTCATCATTTGTAAATGTTGAATCATCATATAGTTTTATACCATTTTGAAAAAAAACTCCATTTACACTTCTCCATTCAAATGAACTTTTGTAAAAAGAATTATTTTCATAGTCATCATCATGTTGTCTTAAATGAAATTTTGCTTTAACTCTACTACAATTTTGTTTAGATATATTAACACTTCCTTTTATAAAGTGCCAATAATCATTTGGTAGAGTAACTATATTATTGACAACAGTAGAACATTGATTGTCAACAACCAATGTTCTAATATCATCAATACTTCTTTGATTCATTTCAAACCCAAGATATGACTTTGTTCTTGGTTGGGCAATCCATTTAACAAATAGTTCAAATGCTTCATTAATTGCCCAGTCAATTTCAGGAATCAAAAGATTCCTGTTTTGTTGACTATCTACCTTGTTTAACTTCTTTTTGAAGTCATAGTGCATATCTTTTACAGTCATAAATCAAAAGTATTATGCTATAAACATAGCACTTAATTGACCAAAGATACCTGCATTTTCTGCTCCAAAAAGAACTCCAAATTTTTTGTATCTTCCTTCTGGAACATCTTCTAATCCACTTTTCTTTGAATCAAATTCTAAAGTAAGTGTATTATAATTTTTGAAGTTTTCAAATTGATAAACCAAATCAGGATTTTGAATACCATCACTTAATCTTGGATAGAAGTTTAAATTAGTGTACAATGACATTGATTCAAATTCTTCTGCTCTTAAATCATAACCTGCACCTACTTCAAATTTTAATGGTTGAGTTTCAGTAAAAGCAACTGTACTATCACCATTAATAGTTAATGCTGGATTTAATTTTACACCTCTTGGGTAAACATAATTTACATCAAGGTCTTTATAGCTTAATGCTGGAGATAATTTTCCTTTAATAACCAATTTTAATTTTGGTCCATCATTAGTATCATCATCATCAGTATTAACTGCTTGATTTGCTAAAACAAAAGCTGCAACATCAGGTACTGGTGTACCATCTTCTTGTGTTACTTCTGCTGTATAAAATGGTGAGTTAATTGCTATAATTTTATCATACAACACTTTAGTTAAAATGTTATTTTCATAAACTTTCTTTGTTCCATCACAAGAACAAAAACAAGTTAATTCTTGTGGTGCTACTGCTACTACAAAATCACTATGTGTCCAAGTAAGACCATCTCTTTGAATTAATGATTGTTCATTAACATTGATTTTTAATGTAACTCCATTAATACAATTACAATTTTCAATTAGTACTTCCCAAATGTTTATTTGTTCAGCTACATAATTTTTTGCAATTTGATTAAACATTTTAGTTTTTTCAATTGTATCAAAACTGTAATATAATTTTCCATTTAATTTAGAAACAAGTCTAAATTGGGTTGGTAAAGTAGCATAAGTTGTACCTGCTGGTACACTAATATCACTACCTTCTGGAAAAACACCAAATTGACCCTCTGCTAAAGCATTTATATTTGTGTTATAAGCAATTGCTTTAACATTAAATAGTTGCTTGATGTCTGCTAATGTACTCTTCATAATTATTGAATTTTAGATTTAATATTTAGTAAAATTTCCTGGTTATCAGGATTTATTAAAAACTCTTTTACATCTTCTTCTGAAAAACCAAGATTGGTTTCAAAATAAAATATACCTTTTTTAGTTCTTCTTAAAACATTTTTTTGAATTGCTGAAACAATTTCTGCTTGTAAAGTTACTCCTTCTACTTCTTGATTTAATAGTTCAAAAAGTTGTAAAGATAAATCTTTATCATTCATAATAGTTTCAAACTTGATGGTAAGATAATTCTCATTTTTATTATCAGTATTCTCATTCAATAAGATAAGGATAATATCTCTTTTTCTTTTTAATGACAAATCTGATACTTGTCTAATCAAAGAATTTCTTTTTTCTAATTCACCAGCTCTCATGTCTGTGAACTCATTTTCATTATAAATATAATGTGTGGCTTGTGGTTTAGTTCCAGATTTCATTTCTTCTTCTGATTTATAAATATAGTTGTTTACTAACAAGTATTTATATTTTATAAAATCTACAAGACTTTTACCAGGAAATAAAAATGCTGGACTATTTTTCAACTCTACCTTTACCATAGAACTTTCCCAAAATGGATGTGCAACACCTTTAGTATAATTATCTGAAATTTCATAAGGGAAGTTTTCTTCTTTCAAATATTTCTTATCTTCTTCTGTTAGACCTGTCTCATATTTTAATGAGACAGGGTTCACAAAAGGAGCTATAATATGTGATTGAGAAAAATACTCTAAATTTTCAGAAAATTGTTTTATACTATTTCTATTTGGAATAGGTCTAATCTCTATTTTTAACTCTTTATTTATCATAAATTTAGTTTACTGTTTTAATTAATTCTCCTGTTACAGTTGGGTCTTTAATTTCAATACCTACTGAATCAGAAATATCTACTCTGTAATAATCCCCAGAGTGTTTAGGATTTTTAGAAATTTCACCACCTGGTCCTACTCTACCATCAATAACAGTTGTACCATATACTTTGTTTTTTCTAACAAGGCAAACATTATCTTTTTGGTTAATAGAATCTCCATTACCACCAGTTACATCAAGAATAGTAATTCTTTGTGATTGTAAAGGATAACCTGTTAATGGGTCAATATCTCTGTGGATAGATTTATCATCATTTAATGGATTATGAATCAACTTGAATGAACCACCATTAGGTAAATCATACATTGTATATTGATAACCAGCTCTCAATGAGTTGTTATGAACACCAGTTGCATCTCTTCCAACAAATTTACTATCTGCTGAACTTTCTCTTACAATAGCTTTACCACCTGACCATGTATCAAGTACTTTTGCAAATTCTTTCATACCATAGTGTCCAGAGAAACCAATAACTTCACCTAAATCACCAGGACTAATTCTTGAATAAACAATTCTATCAAAGAATGCTTCAATCAAATCTACACTTAAAGTAGTAAATCTTTCAACATTACCACCAAATTCAATTTGTTGTTCCATACCTGCACCAGGATTAATTGGATAACCTGAATCTGGGTCAATTAATGGTTGGTCTCCTAATCTACTATACATAGCATGTGTAGCCAATTCTTTGTTCATAGCCATGTGATATTGTGCTTCTTGCATATCCATCCAACTTCTATAAACTTTACCATTCTCATCTGTGAATGCAATATCAAGTACAGCTTGTGAACCAAAATCAGTTACTTTAAATTGTTTTCTTAATTTAACTAATGAGTTTTTGTATTCTACACTTGTATAGTTTTCAGTATGACCACCACTTTCAGCAGCTTCACCTCTCATTGTAAACATTCTTGTCCATTTAGTTCCTGGTTCAAGATAAGTTGGTCTAATGAAATGTTCAGGACCTTCTGTATATGTTTGTAATGTATAAAGATAACCTCTACCTTCTTTAACTTTATCTACCACAGTAACTACTTGTGATTTATCAGATGAACCTGGAGACCAAGTTTCACCAATAGCTGCTAAATCTACATCTACTAAAACTTTGATTTTTCCTCTAAACTTACCTGGAGTATCTCCAGCAGTTCTATTCTCAAGGATTGTAATAGGTCTATAACCTTTTACATTCATTTTCCATGACCATACAAGGTCATCAATGTATTTAGTTTTACCTAAACCAAAAACACCTTCAAGGATATTTCCAGTTGATAAGTTCAAACTATTTGTTTTTGAAGCAAATAATGCTCTTTGTGGTGCTTCAAAAACAGTAGGTTTAATAGCTAAATTCTTACTCCAATGATTTAAGTCAGTCATTCTTGTAGAATCAAATTTTGCTTGTCTTACCTGCAATTTGTTAATTGTCATTGCCATAATTTAATTTGTTTTTAATTGTTAAAATAATCTGATAATGATTTATCTGATTTATTATTTTTATTTGTTGAATTTCCAGGAATACTCGTGTTATTTCTTCTAATTTCACTTCTAACTTCTTGTGCTACCTTTGTTTTAGAACTCTTAACTATACTCTCAAAATTAAATGTACCATCTTCATTTCTATTTTTAAGTAAAGTTGCAAGTTGTATTAATGCTTTTTCATTTTTTGGTAAATCATAAAACAATTCTTTTTGCATTTGAGTAATAGTTGTACCATTACCTAATTTAATTGTTTTATCATTCATATAAGATGGTAATTGTTTCTTATCATCTTTTGAAAATTTAATACCATCTACTTCTTCATTAGAAGTTAAAAAAGTAGATATTTTTAATTTAGACTGTTTAATTACTTTCTTTTCATTCTCAAGAGCTTCCTCTTGTTCTTTTACTAATTCTTCTTGTCTATTTTTTTGTTCTGCTTTATACTTATTGAATTTCTTTTCAGTCATTAATTTAAGTTTACCAGAATCTTTTAAATACTCAATTTCAGTTTCTATTTCTTCTTCATCTTTATCTTCAAGTTTTAATAACTTTTTTAATGTTGAGATTTGATTTTCTTCTTTTTCTAAATCAATATCTAATTTAATTGAAACATTATCAGAAGTAAGAGTATCAATCAATTCATCAAGATTACCACCTTTAATAAGGAACTGTACTACTTGTTTTTTATCATCAGGTAATTCAGTTAGTAACTCTTGTACTTTTAAATCAACACTTTCATCAAATTTTTCTTCAATTAATTCTTCTGCTAATTCATCTGTTAATTCTTCAC